AACTCAACCTAATTTAAAAAAAGCAGTAGAACTATCATTAAAAGGAGATGACGAAGGTTTAAAAAAATTAGTTAAGTCTAGAGTTCCTGGAGTAAAAGCAGGAGAAAAATTTGTTATTCCTGCAGTAGCTACATTAGGAGCTACAAAAATGTTAACAAGTGAGGTAGAAGCTGAAGAAACACCAATTAAATATAATGATGAAGCAGGAGCTTTTTTAGATCCTAAAAATGATGAAAAAGTTTCAAACAGAACTATGCTTGAATGGGCAGCAGACAATCCAATGCCAACAGCGGCCATAGCATCAGCTCCTTTGTTAAGTAAAACAGTAAGACAAAGTACTGGTAAATTATTAAAAGGATTACTTCAAACTATAGGAACGCCAACAGGAGTTACTGCTTTAACAGCAGGATTAGGTGGTGTTGATTTAACAGAAACTTCTGATAGACTTGGGTTGGAAGCAGAAGCTGCTCTTGCAAAACCATTAGTAAGTGGCTCTCAAGATGTTGCGAGAAAATTTTCTAATCCAACAATAAGAAGAGGATTACAACAAATTTTAAATTTAGGTATGACCCCCACATTTGCAGCAAAAGCCGCAAGAGTTGCATCTCCTCTTGGTATAGCTAGTTTAGCTGGTGAAGGTTTATATAAATATGGTAAATTTGCTACTAATGAGATTGAAAGAATTAATGACATGAAAGAAAATAATCCAGATGCATATGCAGAATATCTTGCGGAACAAGAAGAACAAATGGGAATGTCAGCATAATGGATAGAAGAACTTTTATAAAAGGATTAGGAATACTTGCATCAATGCCTATGATGAGTAAGTTAAAATTTTTAAATACTCCTGCTGCTAAAGAAGGTATCATGGCAGCATCAGATAAAGGTATTGAATTTTATAATATGGTTATTCAAAAAGTAATTCGTGAAGGTAAGAAAGTTGGTGAAAGAGATAGAGCCGATGTATTTACACATCCGGATAGACCAGATATTACAGTTGAAGTTGATAGAACAACTGGTAGTTCAAATGTAGAATTTATGACAGATAGAGATACTAGAGCTATGGCTGAAATTAGAGTAGATAAAGGACCTGAAACTGGCGGAAGAGCTGTTGAAGAATTAGAAGAATCAGAAGTTGTTTTTAGAAGCGCAGGTGATGAGTATGTAGATGAAGTAGAAGAAGGTATTGAGAGTGGAATTACTAATTTAGAAGATTTCGTAGGAAGGCAAAAGAAGAAAGATGGTGGGATTATGGAATTGACTATGATTAAAATACCCGATATAGATGCATCAGGTGTTGAAACATTATTTAAATCAAGATAGGATAGAGAATGGCAGATTCAATAGATAAATCAGTTACTGATACTAAAACAACGGTAGAAATTCCAGGCGCGGAAGAAATTATTCAAGATCAACAAGAGAAAATAGAAAAAGTACAAAGTGATGGTGGTCCAGTAGAAATTGAAATGGATGACCAAGGTGGTGCTGAAATTTCATTTGATCCAAATGCAGTGACACCAGAAGGAGGAGAAGAACATTTTTCTAACCTTGCTGAATTTTTAGATGATGGACTTTTAACTGAATTAGCAACTACATTATCTGATAAATATACTAGCTATAAAGAATCAAGAGCTGATTGGGAAGATAGTTATAGAGAAGGTTTAGATTTATTAGGTTTTAAATATCAAAGAAGAACACAACCTTTCAGAGGTGCAAGTTCTGTTACCCATCCTGTATTAGCAGAAGCCGTAGCACAATTTCAAGCAACAGCTTACAAAGAATTATTACCAGCAGATGGACCAGTAAGATCACAAATTTTAGGAGCAGTGACTCCAGCAAAACAAGACCAAGCAAATAGAGTTAAAGACTTTATGAATTATCAGTTGATGGATCAGATGAAAGAATATGAACCTGAATTCGATCAAATGCTTTTCTATTTACCCCTCGCCGGTTCTACTTTTAAGAAAGTTTATTATGACGATCTTTTAGGTAGAGCCGTCTCTAAATTTGTTCATTCTGACGATTTAGTTGTACCTTATTCTGCTACATCATTAGAAGATGCAGAAGCTGTTGTACATGTAATTAAAATGTCTGAAAATGAATTACGTAAACAACAAGTCTCTGGTTTTTACAAAGATATAGATTTAGGTGAACCACCAGTTGTTGAAAATCAACTTACAGAAAAAAAACAAGAGCTAGAAGGTATAACTCAAAATGGTCAAGAAGATATGTATACTCTTTTAGAGTTTCATATTGATTTAGATTTAGAAGGATATGAAGATGTTAATCCTGAAGATGGCGAACCTACTGGAATTAAAGTTCCTTACATTGTAACTGTTGATACAGCTAATACAGAAATTTTATCTATTAGAAGAAATTATCAAGCAGAAGATCCATTAAAGAAAAAAATAAATTACTTTGTACAATTTAAATTTTTACCAGGAACTGGTTTTTATGGTTTTGGTTTAATTCACATGATTGGTGGTTTAACTAGAACTGCAACATCTGCACTAAGACAATTACTTGATGCCGGAACTTTAGCTAACTTACCTGCTGGTTTTAAAACTAGAGGTGTAAGAATTAGAGATGATGCACAACCTTTACAACCTGGTGAATTTAGAGATGTAGATTCTCCAACTGGAGCAATTGCAGATCAGTTTATGCAATTACCATTCAAAGGACCTAATGCAACATTATTACAATTAATGGGTATTTGTGTTCAAGCAGGTCAACGCTTCGCGTCCATCGCTGATAATCAAGTAGGCGATATGAACCAACAGGCCGCCGTGGGTACCACTGTGGCGTTATTGGAACGTGGATCGCGGGTAATGTCAGCTATACACAAAAGATTATACGTAGGACTTAAAGAAGAGTTTAAATTATTAGCTGGAGTTTTTAAAACTTATTTACCACCCGTTTATCCTTATGATGTACCTAACGCATCTAGAGAAATTAAAGTACAAGACTTTGACGAAAGAGTAGACATACTTCCAGTAGCAGATCCAAACATATTTTCACAAACTCAAAGAATATCAATGGCTCAATCTCAATTACAATTAGCTCAATCTAATCCAAAGATACATAACTTATACCAAGCTTATAGATCTATGTATGAAGCATTAGGAGTTAAAAATATAAACGCAATTCTCCCTCCACCGCCTCAACCTGCTCCAATGGATCCAGCTTTAGAAAATATAATGGCGATTAGTGGAAAACCATTTAAAGCTTATCCTGGTCAAGACCATAAAGCTCACATTGATGCTCACTTAAATTTTATGGGTATCAATATGGTGCAAAATAATCCGATGGCTATGATGTTGTTACAAAAAAATAACTTAGAACACATTAGTTTAATGTCCCAAGAACAAGTTCAATTAGAATTTGTAACTGAATTACAAGAAATACAAATGTTAATGCAAAATCCTAAAGATCCTAGAGGTCAAAAAAGAATTGCACAGCTATCTAGAGCAATAGAAGCAAGAAAAGCTATACTAATTGCTGAAATGACAGCTGATTATGCTAAAGAAGAAGAAAAAATTAGTGGTGAATTTGGTAATGATCCATTAGTAAGACTAAAAGCAAGAGAAATTGACCTTAGAGCTCAAGAAAACCAGAGAAGAGAAGACGAAGGAGAAGAAAGACTTAATCTTGATAAGATGAAAGCGATGATGAATCAAGGTCAACACGAAGATAAGCTAGAACAGAACGAAGAATTAGCTGGATTACGTGCAGGAGTATCATTAGCTAAACAACAAATGTCTGATGCTAGCAAAATTCACGATTTTGGTAGAAATTTCGGAAAAAAATAGATATAGTTAACCCTAGGAGATAAATATGACAAAAGATTGGCAAAGAGGTTCAACATTCATGAACAAAGACGTTAAAGTTGAAAAAGAACTTGGCGTTGGCAAAGATGGTTACCAAACAGGTGGTGTTACTATCGAAGCTACTGATCCAATGACATCACAAGTTGTAGATGTTAAAGGAACTAAAAGAATGAGAGCCGGTAAGAAACCAGTAAAAGCTACTTGGTACTAATATGGCTTGGTTTGGTCTAGCAAAAATTGCTTTACAAGCAGGAAGCAAAATTTACGCTAATAAACAAAAAACAAAAATGGCTATGTCTGATGCACAACTAATGCATGCACAGAAAATGGCTAGCGGAGAGGAAGCTTACCAAGGTAAACTTCTTGAAGCGAGACAAAACGATTATAAGGACGAATTCGTGCTCGGAATATTGAGCGCGCCTATCATTGTACTGGCATGGGCAGTGATATCGGACGACCCATCTGCGATGGACAAAGTAAATATTTTCTTTGAACATTTTAGTAACCTGCCGAAATGGTTCACAAATTTATGGATACTTGTAGTTGCGAGTATTTTTGGTATAAAGGGAACTCAAATATTTAAAGGAGCAAAAAAATGAGACAAAACGGAGTAAGATCAAATGTTAGATTTCCATACGGAAAAGCTGGAATGAAAGCAGGCGGATCAGTTAAGAAACAAGGATACAATGATAGAAAAGATGAGTCTATCGCAATGAGAAAAAAAAAGAAAAGAACTAAAAAACAATTAGTTGCATCAAGAAATGAATCTTATGGAAAATTTGGTTCTGCAGCTAAAAAATCTGGAAAAATAAATAGGTAGTTTATGGCTAACACAGGACGAATGAATCTTGCTGAAGAACTAGGTAGAATAGATTCAGAAAAAATGAACTCTAATAGAAGAGCTGAAAAAAGTAGAGTTATCAGCGAACTAAATAGTGGTTATAAAAATGGTGGTAAAGTTAAGGGATGTGGCAAAGCTAAAAGAGGAAAAGGCAGAGCTTACGGAAAAAATTCTTAATGGCTTTAGATATTAAAAAAGCAATTAAGAAACCAGGAGCGTTAAGAAAATCTTTAGGAATTAAAAAAGGTAAAAAGATTCCTGCAAAGATGTTAGCTGCTGCTGCAAAGAAAAAAGGTAAATTAGGCCAACGTGCTAGATTTGCTCAAACTTTAAAAAAACTGAGAGGATAATATGAAAAAGAAAATACCTGCCGGTAAAAAAGGCAAAGGATTAAGAGCTTTAAAAAAGAAAGCTCCACAAATAGCTAAAAAAATGGGTTATAAAAAAGGAGGAAGAGCATAATGGCAAAACCAGGACTATACGCAAATATACATGCGAAGAAAAAAAGAATAGCAGCTGGTTCAGGGGAAAGAATGAGAAAACCTGGAAGTGCGGGTGCACCAACTGCAGCTAACTTTAAAAGAGCAGCTAAAACAGCTAAAAAGAAAAAGAAAAAGAAGTCTTAAATGAGAACACAGGATAACATGCCTGCAAGAAACAAGAAAAACTTTAGATCTACAAAATCTGGAGCAGGAATGACTCGAGCCGGTGTCGCTTCCTATAGAAGAAAAAATCCCGGTTCTAAATTAAAAACAGCCGTGACTGGTAAAGTGAAAAAAGGGTCAAAAGCTGCAAACCGACGTAAGTCGTACTGTGCAAGAAGCGCAGGTCAAATGAAGAAATTCCCAAGTGCAGCGAAAGATCCTAATTCTAGACTACGTCAGGCTAGAAAAAGGTGGAAATGTTA